AGCCGCCCACCCGAATTTATGAAACCAACGTGGTCGACGCTACGTCTTATCACAGCGTGAAGCGCTTGACCGCCCCTGCTGGACCAGGCGACCTGTCGGTGCTGGTAGACACTCCGTATGTGACCATCGTGCCAACCTCCACGGCTGAGACGCCCGTCACCGATGTGCTGGCCGGATTGGGAACGATCAGCTATGTGCAGGCAGGCCCAGCCGCGTCGCTTGCCTTGTCCTACTCAACTGCGTTTGCCGCTGGTGTGCCGGCCGTCCGGTTCCTGGGTAACCCTATGGTGGTGGGGTCGGTGAAAGTTCTTGTTGGAAGCATCGAGCTCGCGGACAACGGGAGCGGTGAGCTTGCCTCGGCCACGACTTCGCCTTGGACCGGCACCGTCGACTATCTGGCGGGGTCCGTCAGCGTGGCAAATGCCAACGGGGCGGGGGCGACGAACGTGACCATCACGGCTACCCCCGCCGGTGCCATCGCCGAGCAAGGTTTCAGCGACGAGATCAAGGTCACCCAGAACAACCAGGGGTACAACTGGCTGTTCCAGATAGATCCGCTGCCCGCCGCTGGAACCGTGGTGGTGGACTATCGTGCATTGGGTCGATGGATCCGGCTGACAGACAACGGCCGTGGTCAGCTGGTCGGGAAGCCCGGGCAGGGCAGTGGGGCGGTCAACTACGCGACGGGCTCCGTCGTGCTCACGACCGGGGCACTGCCTGATCTGGACAGCAGTGTCCTCGTCAGCTGGGGGACGCCGATCTTGGCTGAGGCCCGTACGGGTGATCTGTCAATTTCCGCGCCCGCACTGCACTTCATGCTCGGCCAGTCTGGTGTTGTTCCCGGCACTGCGACCTTCACATTGAAGGTGGGCGGGGTCTCGGTGGCGGTTACTGACAACGCCGCGGGCAGCCTGCTGATCGGCGGCGTGGTTCGTGGTTCGATTGCTTACGCAACCGGTGAAGTGCTTATCCGGCCGGTGGCGCTGCCAGATGCCGATAGCCAGGTGGCGTGCGCCTATGAGTACGGTCAGGCCCTGGCTGCCACTGCGCAACCCGTACCTGATGGGGCAGGCACTGTTGCCTTCACCATCCCGGCCGGGCCCGTCGGCGCTGGCAGTGTCCGGCTGGACTGGACAGTGTCCGTGAGCGTCGGTGAAGACGGGCTGCCGGCAGCACCGAAGATCATGCGTGTTCTGGCAAGGGACGACGGGGCCGGCAACATCGTAGCCGTCTCCGTCGGAGGTCAGTCTTTCACTGCCGTCTTGGGATCGGTCAACTACAGCACCGGTGCCGTCAATGTGCAGGCCGGCCGTTTCAAAGTCCGGGATATCTCGGTGCCGATGTATGGCTTCAACGGCCAGGGGTCGCTGAAGGTGATCGGCTACAGCCGAAAGGAAGTTGAGGCGGGGTTCTCAGCCGGAACGCTGATCTCGATGGGGTGGCGGGTCGCTGGATCCGCACAGACCACCGCCGAGGAATCATTGGCGTTGCCGTCTGTGCAGCTGCTCCTGACGCCCACGATCAGCGACAGCATCGTGCCGGGAAGCGTGCGCTTTACGTTCAAGGGTCGAACCTACGTTGATCGCAACGGCGGGCTGTATCACTCCGTCGACCCGGTCTCCGGGGCGGGCATCTATGCCGGAGCGATCGACTATGCCGCTGGCGCCGCCAGCCTGACTCAGTGGCTGCCCGGGGGCAACAATACCGTCCAGATACAGTCGCTGCTCACCCAGATTGCCGACCCTGGCACGGCGGAGATCTTCTTTAGGACCCCCGGCTCGCCACTGCGTCCGGGCAATTTCACGTTGCGCGCCACGACGCTCGATGGGGTCCAGGTAACGGCGACCGCTGACATTAACGGACTGATAAGCGGCTCGCTCGTTCGCGGTATGGTGGATTGGGAATCCGGTGTTGTCACGGTTCAATTTGGCAGCATGGTGCTGGCCGCGGGCAACGAAGGGCAGCCGTGGTTTGACCCGGCCACGGTCATTGGCGACCAAGTCTGGAGGCCTACGCTGGTGCTGGCCGGTAGCGTCTACATCGGCGCTGTGGTTTACCGGTCTATTCCATTGTCGGCTGTTGTCATCGGCTTGGAGTCAGTCCGCCTTCCCAGCGACGGACGCGTGCCGGCGTTCAAGGCGGGACAGACGGTCCTGATCCACCACACTGCCAGCCACAGCGTGGCCGCGCCCGCTGCCGGGCAGGTCGTAAGCTTTGGCCGCGGTCGCCAGGCATCGGTGCAGGTGCGCGATTCGGTGGGGCAGCCCGTTGACAGTGCGTGGTACGTATCCGACTTGGATGCCGGCCTGCTCACCTTCAGCGACCCCCTCAACCTGTCGGCTTACACACTGCCGATCATCATCCGCGAACGTGTGGAGGACCGTCGCCTGGTTGCTCAACCACAGATCACGGGCGAGATCGAGTTGAACAGCGGCCTTACGCATGACTATCCCGCCGGCGAAGCGCTGATCAGCACCGCGCTGCGCCTCGGCGAGGCTAATGGGTCGCTGGACCTGCAGGCCCGCGTTGAAAGCCTGTTTGACCAGGCCGCATGGACCAACGTCTGGTCCAACGAGCTGATTGGCAGCCAGGCGCCGGCGTCCTACAACGACACCGACTATCCGCTTCTGATCGCCAACGCGCATGCGATTACCGAACGCTGGGCAATCCGCTTCACCAGCGCCACTCAGTTCGAAGTGATCGGCGAGACCGTCGGCATCATTGTCACTGGGAATACGACCAGTGACCTGGCGCCAATCAACCCGCGAACCAGCCAGCCTTACTTCACGTTGCGGCGGGAAGGGTGGGGTACAGGGTGGGCGGTGAACAACGTGCTCCGCTTCAACACCATTGGCGGGTTGGCTCCTATCTGGATGGTTCGCACCACCCTGCCTGGCGCTCCGCAGGGCACGACTGATTCCGCCCGCTTGGAAGTTATTGGCAACATTGCAGGAGTTCAATCTTGAGCCTTTTCCCCATGATCTTCCGCAGCACAGACCCCGGCGCTCCTGTCTTGAGCGGGCAGGCCGGCGCGTTGGCCGCACTTCTGGATGCCATCCTTGTCGATGGATATGGCAGCGGTGCGAGCGCCAAAGCGCCGTTGGGTTGGACCCGCGAATTCCTTAGTCCGAACCTCCGCTCCTACCGGAACAACCCGGTCACTGGCACCGGTTACTACCTGCGCGTGGACGATTCCAATGCTCTATACGCGTGGCTGCGCGGCTATGAATCGATGTCCGCTATCTCAACCGGCACCAACCCTGTACCAACGATTGCCCAGCGCACCGATGGGAGCATGTGGATCAAGTCAAGCGCCGCCGGTGCTGCGGCGCGTTCATGGTTCGCCATCGGTAATGAGCGATCGCTGTATCTGTTCATTGACCATACCGGCCAAGGCGTTGAGTTCCAGGCCCCTTACTTCTGTGGTGATATTTCGAGCTACCTTCCGGGTGATCAGCACTGTTTCGCTTTGTCGCAAAACGGCCTCACGGCTTACACCTCCGGGTTTGGTTCAAACATCACGTTCTACCCCTCCAGCAGCACCTGGGACGTATCTTCACTCACCACGCTCAATGCGGGTCTCTACTTGGCCAGAAATTCAGCGTTGGTCGCTGGCGCCATGCTCGCTGGCGTAACCCACATGAACAACACGGGCACGACGGCGGTTTGGGGTGGCGGCACGTCCAATTCCTACTACAACATCCCCGCGCCGGTGAATGGCGGCGTCATTTCTCAGCCTGGTCTTCTGCTCGAGCGCCCCTTCCTGTTCCGGGGGCAGTACCCTGGGCTCAGAGTGCCGATCAGTACTTTGGGCTACGGAGACGGTTGGTCTATCGATGGCGCGGTGATCGCCAAGCGCTTTCGCTGCACTACTAGCGGAAATAACTCCGTTACGAATGTTGGAGAGATCCTGTTCGAGCTTGATCGGGAGTGGGACTGATGGCGGTCAATCATCGCCGCCTCTCCATTCGTCGTTGGAGCGGGGTCGACTTGGGCGGGCGCGGCTTCTTGGCGGGGCAGGCGCCGAATGGAACTGATCCTGATGCGCCAGATGGACGTTTCAAGAAGATGAATGTTCCGGCGATTGGGAGAATTGTGGCTCTCGAGCGGAGCACACTGCGCGTGGCTGGCGCCACGCTGAGCAAGGCAGACGGTACTTGGCGGATCGATGGCCTCGCCGTCGGGCCGCGCTACCTGGTAATCGGTTTTGACGATCGCGCCCAGGTGAACGCGGCAATCCAGGACTGGGTGCTGGCGGCCGTCGATCCGTGATGAGCAACGAAGGGATGTATGTCGCGCTTGACCTGGGTCCGGCGTTCACTGCGGGCGGTGCATTCGTCGGTCTCAACCTGGGCATCGGTTGGGATGTAGACCCGCCGGAGCCTGTCATCCGTGGTCTGCGATCGTCTTCGATGCTGCCATGGCAACGGAGTGGCGGGCTACGGCGTATAGCGACTGTGCCATGGCAGGCGGGCGAGGCCATTGGAGCGTCTGCTGCGGTATCGTGGCGGCCGGCCTCCTACATGGGTACGGGGGCAGGGCTAGCCTGGGGATTGTCGCCGCAGCTGGTCCGGGGCTTGGCGTTTCGATGGGCGTCTGCGATGCCTGCATGCCGAGCCTCTGGCAGGTTTGCCTGGCAGCTTCTGGGGGTGGAGCGAAACAGCCTTGCAGCGCTATGGCAGGGCGGACTCGCTCTACGTCGCCACGCAGTCGCCCTCAGGTGGAGCGGGGCGGCTGCGACGGCATCGGGGGCAGACCTGCAATGGAATGCGAAGCTGAGTCGCCGCGTTGGGTCGGTCAGACTGCCTTGGGGCGCGCCGGTGCTCAGCCGGCGGGCCGCAACGCTGCCATGGGGCGCTGCCCGGCCATTGCCTTGGGCTGTCCGGCCACCGCGGCCAGGCCCCGATCCGGATCCGGACCCCGATCCCGTTGCGCCGCCTGGAGACCTTGTCGGCCTCAGCCTGGGCTGCCAGCTGGTGGACGTGCCGGGTCTGGCGCCTCTAAATCTCGGCGTCACTGCCTGCTATCTGGTACGCCCTCAACGAAGGACATACGTCGTGATCAACACTATTTCCGTGGTCCGCTTGCCGGACCGCACTCCCATCGAGGTTGAGAGCGTATCGATCTCATCCAGCGTGGATGCGTGGGGCTGCAGCTTCGACCTGGATCTGGCCGATATCAGCCAGCTCCCGTTGCTCAAGCCGACGGCGACTGGGCCGAGGCTGCTGGAGATCACGCTCAATGGCTACGTCTGGACAACGCTGATTGAAAGCTACGGCCAACGGCGGGAATGGTCCCGGTCGGGTGTGACGCTGACTGGTCGATCGCGCACCGCACTGCTGGCCGCGCCATATGCGCCAGGAAGGGTGAAGGTCACTACCGAAGAGCGCAGCGCCGCTCAGCTGGTGGCCGATGAGCTGGTCGATACCGGTTTTTTGTCCAGCTACGACACGGTGGATTGGCTGGTGCCAGCGGGCGCGTGGTTCTACGACGCAACGCCGGCGCTGGACGCCATCAGCCGGCTGGCCGAGGCGAGCGGTGGGGTGGTGCAGTCCCACCCGTCCGACGCGAGCCTGCGCGTGCGGGCGCGGTATCCCCATAGCCCTTGGGACTGGCGTGACCGGACGCCGGACCACGTGGTGCAGGAGGACATCGTGTCCAACGAAAGCCTGCAGATCCGGAGCGCCCCCCTGTACGACGCCGTGGTAGTGACCGGTGAGCTGGCAGGGAAAGGCGTGACTTGCAAGGTGCGACGTTCCGGCGAGGCTGGGCAGCTGTTTGCCCAGCAGGTCAGCAGTCCGCTGATCAGTACCAGTGGTGTGGCAGCGGAGCGCGGCCGCAACATCTTGGCAGACCGCGGCGAGCAGGCGGCGGTCGACCTGGTGTTGCCGTTGTTTGCCGGACCGCTTCGTCCCGGCGAGGTCGGCCGCATTCTGCCGTTGGATCTCGTAGAGGTCGTGGGCGAGGGTGGTACGTGGCATGGCCTGTGTACCGCCGTGCGCACCGAGGCACGAATCGGAGACAAAGCAGCCGTGATCGAGCAGACCATTACCCTGGAGAGGCACTACACCGATGCGGACTGAACTGTGGGATGAATTCGCGGGTCTGGTCAGTTCCAGCCCGCGCTTGCTGGCGACCGTGACTGCGCACAACCCCGATGGCACCAGCAGCCTTACGACATACGATGGAGCACAGATGCGCGCGATAGGCACACTCGGCGGCGCCATTCCCTACAACGTATGGGTCCGTGGCGGGCGGGTGATTGAGGCTGCGCCTAACCTATCTCTCATGGAGGTAACGGTTTAACTCACACCGAAAGCGCGGCGTGGAAACTACTGCCCACGCTGCACGATGCCGCGCGCTTCACACTCTGCGTAGGCTATGTCAAAGGTCTTGTGGTCACGGGCTGTCACCATTGCTTGCTGGCAGGCGTTAATGTCCGTGACCGTCCCGAATAGCGGGACAACACCTGCGCCGAGGCCCAGCGCGATTATCGCGGCGTAGGCCGGCATGACCCAGGCGGGCAGCTTCGCATTCAGTCCGTCGATTAAAGAGCTCAACATAGCTTCCTCCCAAGTTTTCCCGATGCTCCCAAACGGAAACTCAGTGCGCCAGTCAGGAAAAACCCGACACCCAAGTGGCTGCTGCTGTTGGTCTCACGAAATCGGCGTCAGCAAATCCTCGCGATTGTTGCGCGGAGTGTTCACGGCGCGGTTGACGCGATAGGCCTCCGTGGCGGGCGGCTCGCTGGACAGCAGCATGGCCATGGCCGCGTCGGTAACAGCCTTCATCCACTCTTCGGCCTGGCCCGGCGGCAGCCACACCGGCATGCGGTCATGGATATCCGCCGACACTCCGCTGCTGTCGCCCGTGATCACCGTGAAGGTGCCGAGGTTGTCATCGTCCAGTAGCCTGCTGGAGTCCTCCCAGAGCCCTGCAGCCCACAGCGGCGTCGCGGGCCGGGTCAGCGTGGGTTCGAAAGCGAAATGGCGCTGGATTGTGGGCGGTTCCGGGGCTGTTGTGCGCTGCGGAAGCTGACCCGGGCGCGGATCCGCAGCAAGTGATGGTTCCCGAGTAGATTCCGCGCTGCCCGTGCACGCAGCACAGGCGGGTGGTACTGTCCATGGCTATCGGGGCCGATAACCATGGAGGGAAGCCGGATGCCTCTGCATGCACTTGTTTACTGCAGCCAGGCCAAGCCTGGGCTGACCTTGTACCAGATCGATGACATCGCCAGTGACGCGGCCGACCATAACCAGCTGGCCGGCGTTACTGGGGTCTTGCTCACCGACGGTAAGAGGTTCCTGCAGTACATCGAGGGTCCTGAGGAGGGGGTGGGATTGGCCTACTCCCGGATCACCAACTCCAAGAGCCACACCGACATCGCTGAGCTCGGTCGGAGCGTCGGCGGTCCCAGGCGCTTCCCTTACTGGTCTATGCGTTGGCTGCCGGTCGAGCCGGAGGATCTTCGGATAGCCGAGGTCAGCGACTGGCGTGGGCTCGCTTACCGCGAGGAGACGGCGGTATTCCAAGTCCCGACCGGCATCGAGCGGGTCACCGAACTGGTGACCCCCTTCGTCGCCCTTGACCTCATCCGCCGCGGTTCTGACGGTAGCGCGCTCTTCTGACCCGGCGGAAACCTTTTCGCGCCCTTCACCGCGCGGGGGAGACAGTCGCCATAACAACGGGGGAGACGCCACCCACTGGGTGGACTCCGGCTTGACGCAGTGCGGATCCGCAGGACAGTGCGTCACCACATTCGGCCTGATTCCCTACGGATCCGCGATGCGGTCGCTCCTTGGCCACCGTCGCAGGATCTGAGAGCCGGACCCGTAGGATTCCGCGCCATGCTCCCTCCCGATTTCCGCTGGCACTCCGTCGGCACCGCAACCTTCGACCAGCCTAACTCCCTGCTGCTGGACAGCACTGAGGTGTTGCGCCTGCACCGCCGCATAAACGATGGCACTTGGTGGGTCAGCCTGAACAATCAGCGCGACGACTGGAACCTCCGGAAGCACCGCGACTGCAGTAGCTACGAGCAGGGCAAGGCCGGCGCAGAGCTCTGGGCGGCACGCCACCAGGTCCGGCTCCGCGCAGAGGTTGATCAGCGGATCAAGCAGCTTCGCAATGGCAAGCCGTTCTTAATGCAGTGAGCCCGGGGCGATGTGCTCCGTCCCTTACCTTGAGCTCGGATGCGCCGAGAATCGCCCGGTCGTCGTTCGACATCTCGCGCTGTACCATAGATCCGGTCTGTCCTGTCGCCATTGCACAAGGTACTAGAACATTGAAAGGCCCGGCAGTCAGAAGGAAGTATCAACCGATAGGCCGCCTTCGGCGCGTCATTCATGCTACAACGCGGCGAAGAGCCAGTCGCTAAGGATCTGATCACCATGGAAGTTCTTCCGAGTCTAGCGATCAAAGAATGGGTGTCTCTGGTAAAGGACATCATTCTTGCGTTTTCAGCCTTGTTTACGGTCGGCTTGGGTTTTTATGGATTTAATAAGTGGCTGCACGAGCATCGAGGTAAGGAGGCATTCAATCTCATCAAGAATTTGGTGAGGGAAAGCCATAAGTTGAATCGAACATGTTCAGCTCTGCGCGAGCCCGTGCGCAGTGCCGAGAGAAGAATTTTCTCTCATGACGAGAGGGTCAATTTTACTAACGGCGAAAGGTGGAAGATGGCCGAAAAAGAGGTCTTTGATAGTCGATTTGAGGCGTTCATTTCAGCCAATTCTTCCTACAAAGATGCTCTGTTGGAGGCACGTGCCGCGCTTGGTTCTCACGTCTATGGCGCATTCCTGGAATTCGGGAAGCTAGTCACTAAGACTGTCGTTTCGGTGAATGAGTACCTTGATCTGGTCATGGCTGATAATTTCGTCTACAAGGATGATGAAGATCCTGATCTACGGGCGTTACAGGAAAAGTTCCTGATCAGCCCCTCTAATAGGGAGGGCGATCAGCTTGTTACCGAGACTGCGGACGCCCGTGAAACGGGTGAAAAGGCGCTACTTTCCTATCTGGGGCGTAAAAGCATAAGACGCTGAG